AGATTAATTTACCTATACCGCCTATTTTACCATCACCTATACCTAAAGCTTTTGACAATGCGGTGCCTTTTCTAAAAGGTTCTTCACCAGTTGCACTTATTACAGGTCCTAAAAATTTATCTGCTAGAAAAGATTTTGAAGCTCCTAAATTTTTTAATACATTTCCTGGATTAAATATTCCTCCAAAGCCAGAAGTAGCAACTCCGCTTCCAAGTTTTGCACCCAAAGCTCCAAGTCCTGCTGTACCTGCATATAATAATGCAGCTTTACCAAGATCAGACTTTGCAATATCTTTTACGCCTTTAGTAACTTTTTTAACAGCTTTTTTAATACCACCTAATATAGCAGGTTCTCTAGGCACAATATCCATAATGCCGCCGCCCATGTATAATTGTCTTTTCATCTGTCCTCTTGATATTGTCATAATTTAGCTAAATTGTTAAGGCAGGTTTTAAATCCTGTAAACTCCAATCTACTTGGTTTTTCCTAAGAAATCAAGACTTGGCATAATCACCTTAACATCCCTTCTAATCTCTGTTTCTGGTACTCCTTTTGTCTTCCAGTCTTCTTCTGTTTCATATATCTCACCTGTTTTTAAGTTAGATATAGTGGTTATAATCTCCTTCGGTTTCATGCTTATTTCCTTCATTATGTCGTTACCTCTCTTGGCTGTATTTGTAGTATAGAAGCTATGACGTGCAGCTCGTTCGCGTCACTAGCTTGTACCTTTAATATCTCACTTTCTTCTACTACAAGAGGATGAGTTAAAAGTTCGGTTGTTGTATTAGTTGCTATAGTCTTGGTTTTAAATAAACTAAACACATTGCCAGAGCTGTCTGTTAAAGTAACATCTAGATTACACCCAGAACCAGCATCGTTGGATACTAGTATTGATTTTATTAAAGCAACATTTGCAGATGGCGTTGTGTACAACGTCGTGTTGTCAGTCGTTGTTAGATCTACTTTTGCATTTATAAAACTATTTGACATTAATTTAAAAAGAAGTTTTGTGCGTCTACTTCATCCTTTAATTCTTGTTGATATGTTGTGTTTAATTTTTGCACTATTGCATCAAGATCTCTAACTTGTGCGTCAGCAACATCTTGTCTGTATATTGGTGCTGGTCTTGTTAATACCTGTACTATCTTTGCCATTATCTTCTCCCGTCTGGTTGTATATCTAACCTAAATCCACCAAGTTTCCAACTCTGTTGCGCGGCAGTATTTGCTACTTTTAAAGACACTGCTCTTGCCCTTGCTCTTGTATCAACTTTTTCTGTTGATGATGAAATTGTAAAAGGACCAAGAGCTGAACTTGCTTCTGTGTTGTTAGGAAAATTTCTTAAGTTTAATGTAATTTGAGTGTTACCTGTTTGAGATAAAAAGTCTGGTATAAATCTTCTAATTTTTGCAAAAAACTCACCGTCACCACCTTGAGAAATGTCAAAGTCTCCAGATTGTATATTGGAAGTTACGGCTGTTGTTGCTGTAGATGTAACTTGATCTGTGCCAGTTTCATGTTCGTAGTATATTGTGCATCCGTCTGTATTACCCACGACGTCATAAGAGTTATCAGAGCCAGCATCGTAATCTGTAGCATGTGGTTTACCAAAAACTGCAGAGTCTTGCCAAGTTGTTCTATCTAAAGTTCCTGTTGTCCATATGGGTCTTTCGGGAGTCGACTCAAAATAATTGTAAGTTACAACTCTATCTATAACTGTTGATCCGGACGAAGAATAAAACCAATTAATTTCTCCAAACAAATTATTTAATCCTGCATTTATAAGTTGATTAGCTGTAGTATTTAAATCATCAAAAACAAAATCTTCTACTAAACATGGTAGTGATTGTAAGGCACCGGCATATTTAAAGAAACCATTTTCTGAAAACCAGTAAGCAGCACCATCTACTTCTACTGCAGCGTTCTGGCCTATTAGTCCACAGTTAGTTCCTACTTGAGCAAAACCAAATGTAAATGGTGGACCAATAAATCTTTGTGTAAATAAAGCAGTGTCCGTCCAAACGTAAATTGCATCACGACCTCTGACAGCTCCCATAATTCTAGATCCATCCGCAAGTCTTTGAGTACCCGCTGTGTTAGTTGCTGTAGGTGTGTAAGTATTAATATCCTCTTGGTTAGAGAATCTAATAAACATTTGATCTTGTGTGCTTGGAGTTCCTATTGTTGTTTCTGTGCCAAAGAACACTAAGTGTCTATCCGGTGTAGATACAATCATATCTCTCGATGCTGTTGGTGCACCAGATATAATTGTTGCTCTTGTTGCATTAGCATTTGCAGCATCTGCGTTCCATTCAAAAACTTGTTTGTTATGTATTAAAGCAATAATTTTACTACCAAAGTTATCGATAGACCAAAGGCCTGGATCAATTACTAAATCTCCTGATGCAGCCTCGCCCCACGCCACGAAATCAGAAGTGTCTGTTACCGTAGCTCCATCTGAATGTGCAGCTCTTGTTGTTCCTCGAACTGCTCTTGTAATTCCAGTTAAGTCATTACCAGACACCCCAGTGTAAGATATTTCCTCTGTTCCTACTTTTATAAAATTTGTTCCTGTCGTTGGAAAACCTGTAGAGCTAGTCAACGTTATAGAAGTTCCTGACCCTCCTGTTCCCGCTGTGTTATCACCTAAAGCTCCATTTAAAGTTGTTGTTTGAGGATTAGCTACCTCACCACCCCAAGAACCTAAACCCCAACCAAATCCAGGTAACTGTTCTGCAGGTCCAACAGGATAATAGGATTGAACTCTAATACCTCCAGATGTTGTCGCGCCTGAGCCAGTTTCATTTGATGCCATCGTTATTGTAATTGTGACATTGGTTGGTGTGCTAGTCACCATAAATTTTTTGTCGTCAAAATCAGATGCACCAAAATTAGATCCTGTAATAGTGCTAAAATTATCTAATAATATTATGTCTCCTGGATTAAGACTGTGCCCTGTAGAAAAAGTTATAGTAACAGTTGGAGATCCGTTAGTTGTACTAAATGCGCTTGTTAAAGTTGTAGTTGCTCGAATCGGGTGTATATCATAAAACACACCTCCTGAGTAAGCGTATAAGATTCTATTAGTTCCTATAATAGAATATTTTATACCGCTACTATTTACAATATGATGCATGGCTCTAGCTGCGCCTGTGAGCTTGTTTGAACCTAGTTGTGACCACCCGCCTATTTTCTCTGGTGATCCGTATCTAAACCTAACATTATCACCATCTACCCATTGTCCTTCAGCTTGAGTTTCGGTGAGTTGTTTATTAAATCCAGGTAAAAATTGTACTTTTTTAAGCATCTGTCTATTATACCGATTTTTGGTTGAAAATATAGTTTATTATATTCGCAAGATCAAGCGTGCTTTTTAGGGATGATTATGGTCCAATCCGTATTTGTTATCAAATCATTTAGATGAATCTTCAATATGTGATTATTTATCAAATATTTAGATAGCTCTTCCATATCAACAATAATCCATTTATCTTCTCTCTCAAAAACCATTTTATCAACGTTATCAAAAAGGTTTCCAAATCTACCTTCCATACCATTTTCTAGTATTTTAAAATCTTGAACATCAAATCTGTCTACTCGATTAGAATTTTTTAATCTGCCTTTTATATTCCAAGCCATCTTTCTTTTAGGGTAGCTTGGATTAACTAATAGTTTAGAAAATCTTTTTAATATGTTATTTTTCTTCATCAAATATTCTACCTTTTTGCCATTGCCATAATTGTTCTGATTGTTGAATTGCTTCGTACATTTTTATATCAGGCATTAAATAAGGTTTTATTTTATTCATGTTATTGTAAACAAAATCTGTAACTTGTTCTTTTATCTTACTAGCGCCTTTATTAATCTTTATGTCTTTATTAAAATGCATTTTTAAAAATATATTTAAATCTTTCAAGTCAACATACCAATTTATTTTAGCGTTGTACAGGTAATATATTTGTAAAGAAGTATGAGATACAAAATGAAACTCTTTTACAATAGAGTGCATATTAGAATAAAACAAAGAGTCTATAGAAATATCTTTTAAAGATAATTTTTGTAAATTAATGTCATAAGCTAAACCAGATATTAATCTATCAACGGGTTCTCTAACTACCGCCCATCTTACTTTATTAGTTAAATTTTTCTTTACCACATGTGGGGTTTTTTCAAAACATTTTAACACAGACGTACTACCATTTTTAGGTATTAACAAATATTGAAATTTTTTAGTCTCATACAGTTCTATGTTTTGTAATAACATTTATTATACCTAATCGGTTTTGTCTTCTTTCTCCCAACTAAAATTACAAGCTACTGATATTCTCTCAGCTTTTACCTTAAAAGGTTGTACAAAGTGATAAAGAGTTTTTGGAAATATAAAAAAATCACCTACCTCTGGAAAGTGAAAAAACTCAGTAATACAGTTTTCTGCTTGAGCTGTGCCATATTGAAAACTTATAGATCCTGGACCACAAGACAAGCCAACAAAAGAATCATTTTCTTCTTTTAATTTTTTATCTACTTTACAAAACAACACACTAGAAAAATCACAGTTCTTATGTGTATGTAAAGGATTAAAATCTCCTGGCCCCATTTTATTTATCCACGTTCGTTTTGCTTTTAATTTACTTGGTACTTTTTTATTATACCAATGTTCATAAACACCATAAAAATCATCTAAATATTTTTCTATTATATTAAAAAATTTAGGTGAACTTAAAGAGTTTTCATTTTCTATAACACCTGCTAATTTATGTTTAATACTGTTCATAACTTTTAGTTTTAAAACACGATCTACGTCAGCTTGTGAAATTTTTGTTTTATATAAAACAGGTCCCCAATAATAAAAATTACCCATGAAATTGAAAATCCATATTTAATGTTTGTCTTAATCCTTTTGGTTGTGGGTATGTCCCATGAAACATATTAGAGGGAAAAATTAATAAGTCCCCTTTTTTAGGCTCGTGTGTCCAGTATTTTATTTTATCTTCTCTATAATAAAGAGCGTAAAAATGACCTGCTTCATCTTCATTTATTGATTGCCATTTAGATTTAGGTGCGGTGTTTAAATATAAAACAGTGGCTATTTTTTGATCTTCCCCAAATGGCCTATTAGGGTCATGTGAGTGCACAACATGATAACCTCCCTCTTGTCCTAAAACAGTCCAAGCATTTAATAAATTAATGTCTTTTCCCTTTAAAACTTCACGCACACTAGACAACACCACATCATAAATGTATTGAAAATCTTTATTGTTTCTTATTAAATTAAAAATATTATATTGCGCTGATTGTTTACCTGACGTAGATATAAATTTGTGTTCGTCAGGGTTTAAAGATTTAATGTATTCACCAACTATTTTATCTATCTTTTTAACATCCAATTCAGTTTTTATTATCCACTGGTCTTTCATTTTTACCCTCCCTAATTTTTGCCGCTGAAATACTTTCTACTTGCACTGGTAGCTTTATCTCTTCAATTTTATAGCCAACATCTCTACCATAACAAATGTTAGTAATGTTTGGAACACGAACAACCTCAAACATGCCTCTGTATTCTCTCAGCCTACGTATAATTTTTCTTCTTACCGTGCCATAGTTATAAGGATTGTTTTCTCCATCACAGTCCCTAACCATGATTACAACCTGCCCTGTTTTCTCTAATATTTTTTTAAATAGTTCAAAATGACCTTCGTGAAAAGGTTGAAATCTACCTAGCATTTGCGCTGTAGGTTTCTTATAATTTATCACGTATCTCCTTTATTATATTTTGATAATTAAAATTTGTAATCTCAAAATTACAGTGCGCTGGTTTTTCAAACATTTTATTTGTGTCATCAAACCTACCTTTTTTAATTGTATTCATCCAAATCTTTACATCATACTCGTGTCTATCTTCATCAAAAGGGCAAACAAAATCTACAACACAAGGTCCATCTACTAAAGATGATAGACAACCCATTCTTTGTGCTTGTCTTGTTCTACCTTCTTCAGAAAAATCCCAATCATTAAACATCTTTCTAATATCATCAGCGTTAAAATAAGCACAACCTGCCGACAGCTGTCTTGCAAAAGTTGTTTTACCTGACCCTGGTAAACCAAACACAAGTATTCTCATTTTCTGCCCTTAAACCATGCAGGTAAGCCTAGATGCAGCCTGTCATCAAACAGATTAGCTTTTTTATTTTTTACGTTATAGTGTAAAAATACTTGTGCACAATATTCACCTTTAAATTTTTCTCTCCAATGTTCTAGTTCTATACCTCTATAGATTAACATATCCCCAGGATTTAAATTTACTTTAATATTTTTTTTCCCGTTATTTAAATAAATAGGCCAAGGATCTCCACCAAGATTTACAGTTGTAGATATTTCACAACTAAATCTATCTTTATGTTTTTTTAAGACATCTCCATTTTTATAAATTCTAGCATATGAATATGTAGGGACCAATTTAAGTTTAGTGTGTTTTTCCATAGTAGGTAAAACCCACTGGAGTAAAGTTTCCATAGCTATGTCTGCATAGTGTGAATAAGTGTCCGGTGCTTGTTGGTCATTCCATACACCCCACTCTGTTGAAAAAGGCGATATCCATTTTTCTCTATAAAACGTTTGAGCTACTTTTCTTTTTAACAAAAAATAATCTGTAACAAATTTAGCTAATTCAGGGTTAATAACTTTTTTTAAAACCATGTATTTATTTTTTTTAAAAGAACTATCCATATCTTATTTCCTTTAATAAACCTTGCATATTCCAATGTATAAATCTAAATGGTTGAGAGGCTATGTCCATAGCAAATTGATGAACTAAATACGAAGGGAAAATTAACATCGTGCCAGGTTTAACTGTATAATGAATTAAACTACTTGTTGGTGTATTTTGTTTAGCATCCTTCTCTGGCAGCTTAGACATCCATGCAGCTTGCCGTGGTTCATGAAAAACAGGATATGAAGATAGTTCATTTGCTTTTAAAAAATAAAAACCAGAAACATGATTATTCCAATGTAAATGGGGGTCATGTTGCGCACCACCTTTTTTACCAAACTCTTGCACCCAAAATTCTGTAAAATATAAATTAATTTTATTGGTGTCTACACCGCTATCATTTAAATAACTTAAACTAGCCTCACCAATTATTTTAACTAATTTTTGCAAACCTGGTTCATAATGTATATTAGGAGTGTGAAACACGTGACCAAAGTCTCCTAGTTTCTTTTTAAATTGTTTTTCTCTTTCTTTTAATTTTTCTTTTTGTTTGTTTTTTTCTTTGTTAATAAATTCATCACAAATTTTATTTGTATTTTTTATAAATTCAGGAAATTCTTTTCTCCAAATAGGAGTTATAAAATTGTTGTGTTTTTCAAATACGTATTTCATTTTATCTAAGCGGATTACCACAGCTCCAAATTACCAAACTAAATCTTTCTCCTTCAAATACTGGTTTTACTCGGTGCCACACAAAAGACGGAAAAACCACTAAAGAACCTTTTGGCAATATTTCCGCACAAGAATATGGTCGA